GAATGAAACTGTTTGATATAGAACAACAAGCACAAAACTTAATACAACCAAAGGAGACCAAATATGTCGAACACACCCTTAAAGAAACCCAAGAAGAAAGCGCCGAAGAAAAGTACAAGAAGTTCCAAGACTTCCAGTTCTAATCTAGAGTATTCTGTAAAGACACGAAAGAGAGGTAGAGGTTATACCTTTTTAGTAGTAGAAAACAAAGATAGAACGGTTGCAACTTTTAAATTCAGAGAAGAAGCACAAAAAGTCGCAGATTTTCAAAATAAAAATCAAGTATGGAAGGTAAATGGTGGTATTCCTAAGTTTCTCCTTGACTAAATAGTTACTTTAGTATATACATGGGAGTAATGATGTTAAAGTTTAAAGAATACTTACGGGAACTAACAATATCGCCAGATTATCAACAAAAGGGTCAGTTTAATCCTTTTTATACTGTCACGCCTGAAATAGAGAAATCTGTTAAAAAAGAAGTCAAACCTAAAAAAGAATTAAAGTTTAAAAGTGTTGATAAGCCTAAAGGCACATCTATCAGCGATAAAGGTAAATTTCCATTTCAAGTATTCGATGGTGATAAACAATTACCATACTCAGTAAGTCTTCGAATGAAAGATGTCATAGGTCACTATGGCATGAAGACACGAAAAGATTCCACAGCATCCTCAAATGTAAACGAATTTTGTTCTTTGTATTTTGCAAAGTATCCTAAATTCACAGACGCCAAAACATTTATGAAAGACATAGGTGGTAAGACAGGCGGCACAGGTATCTTTATGACTGTCAAAGGTGCAGATCAAGAAGTCACTTTTGAATTTCTCAAACAAATGGTTGATAGAGATGAAACACCTGAAGTCGATATCAACATAGGTTATCAGATGTCTAAAGCAGTTAGAAAAGATTTACCTAAAAAACCAATCAAGTATTATTGGACTGCTCGTGGAAAACCTGGTGGTATCAATAAAAACAATCCTAGTGATATTATTTTACAAATAGGTAAGACAGATTATATTGGTTATTCTAACAAAGCAACAGTAGGTAAAGATGTTACACCTAAGTTCAATACAGCAATTCACAGTTTCTATAAAAAATTAAATGATGCTACACAATATAAAAATGTAGTTAATCTGATGGACAAAGCGTGGAATGATACAGCAAAAACTGTGAAAGGTAAAAATGCAAAGAAGGCATTAAGTAAGTTTAATATTTCAAGAGAAAAACCTAGTGAGAGTATTAGTAAAAAAGCATTTGCAACATTGGCAAAAGAATTTGCAAAAGATAAATTAAATTTTTACAAAGATGACTTCTATTATGGTTATAGAAATAATCTGATTGATGGTTTTGGTTCATATTTAAAGAAACCAAAAAACTTAATGTATTTTTTAAACACAATAGGAATATACATGTATCCAGATAGTGCTGATGATACACCTTGTCCGTATAAACTTTTAGTAGGAACAGAATCAAGTGCAACAATAAAAGATGTTGCAAGTAATGAAGAATACAAAGAATTTTTACTAAACAAAGATGTAAAAAATTATAGTGCAACAAAATACATCTATGATGGTAAGTCACAACAATTCACTTTAAATTTCAAATACAAACTATTAGGCATAGATGTTTTAATACCAATAACATCTAGAACAAGAGCCGCAGGTGGTTGGGCAGGTAAATCACTATACATTAACACACCAGGAATAAAAGTAAAATAATGGAACTATTAAACGAAGATAAGAATACACATTTAGAACATCTGGAAGATGATATTATTAACAATGGTTATGCAGGTGGTCAAAATGCAATAAACTTTTTAATTAGTTTAAATGAAATGTTATCTGGTCATAGTTCTAGCAAAGTAAATGTAACTGTTAAATGGGATGGTGCTCCAGCAATAGTTTGTGGACCAAGTCCTGAGAATGGTAAATTTTTTGTAGGCACAAAATCTGTATTTAATAAAACACCAAAAGTAAATTATAATATTGCAGATATAAGAAAAAATCATGAAGGACCAGTTGCAAATATTTTAAGAGAGTGTTTACAGTATCTTTCTCGTATTGGTATGAAAGAAATATTACAAGGTGATTTAATGTTTGTGCAATCTAGTAAAAAGAAAACAACATATAAAGATCCTTCAGGTAAACAAGAAGCAATGATTTCGTTTCAACCTAATACAATAGTTTATATGGTACCAGAGAATACACCATTTGGTAAAAAGATAGATCGTAGTAAATTAGGTATTGTATTTCATACAACATATAAAGGTTCAAGTTTTGATAAACTATCTGCTAAGTTTGGTGCTAATGTTTCTAAACTACGAAGAACACCTAATGTATGGTTTGATGACGCAACATATAAAGATGTATCAGGTAATGCATTAATGACAATAGGTGAAAGTCAACAATTACAAAAAACAATTAACATGGCGTCTGGTTCTTTAAAGAAATCAAAAGAAATGTTAAACAAAATTAAAACAGAAAAAAACACATTGTCAGTAGGTGTACAATTAAAAACATATCTTAATTCTTTTATTAGAGCAGCAACAGATTTACCATCAACAAAAGAAACGGCAAATAAATTTAGAGAGTTTTATAAAGAGAGAACACAAAAAGAAATTGATAGTGTAAAAACAGACAAGGCAAAAGAAAAATATCAAACAATACAAGATACAGGTTTAAAATTTATTGACAATCATAATGAAAGTGTTTATTTTGCATGTGCAACATATAAGACATTACAAACTGCCAAAGGTGTGATTATATCAAAACTAAACAAGGCAAAAAGTATTGGTACATTTAAGACTACACCAAAAGGTATGGTTGCAACAAATCCAGAAGGATACGTTGCAGTAGATAAAAAAGGTAAGGCAGTAAAACTTGTAGATAGATTAGAGTTTAGTATTCAAAACTTTACGGCTGCAAAGAATTGGGAAAAGAAATGATAGAAAGATTTATTATTAAAGAAGGTTTATACGACCCAGGTATCTTCAAGGCATTTTTTCTTGCAGGCGGTCCAGGTTCTGGTAAGTCGTTTGTTAATAAACGAGTGACACCAGGTTTAGGATTAAAGAATGTTGATTCAGATAAACCTTTTGAAATCGCATTGAAGAAGGCAGGACTGTCTTTAGATATGCCACCAGAAGAAGAATATTTTAGAGACTTAGTTCGTGCCAGATCAAAAAAACTAACGTCTAAAAGATTAGACTTATATATCAAAGGTAGATTAGGTTTAGTTATTGATAGTACAGGAAGAGATTTAACAAAGATAGAAACAGGTCTTGCAGGATTAAAGAGATTAGGTTATGATTGTTATATGATATTTGTAAATACAAATTTAGATGTAGCACTAGCAAGAAATGCTCAAAGAGCAAGATCAGTTCCAATAGAACTTGTGAAAAGAAGTCATGCACAAATAAAACGAAACATGGGCAAAATTCAAATGTTATTTGGTATGAAAAATTTCTTTGTAATTGATAATAATGAATTGAATCAAAACATTTTAGATGATGCTTATAAAATGGTAAGAAAGATTGTAAAGAAACCCATTGATAATCATGTGGCAAAGATATGGTTAAGAAAAGAAATGGAAGCAAGAAAGATAAAGAAAGAAGACATCAATGTACCAATCAATGTGGGCGATGTAGTTAAAGGTGGCAAGTTCAAAAACAAACCTATCAAAGTAAAGAAGATAGGTAAGAATGAAAAAGGTGATATTACAATCAATGATAAACCATTATTAAAAGTAAGGATACCAAATGAAAACGCTTAAAGAACTATTAAGAAAAGATACAGGTAGAAGTAAACCTGTGGTGTTCGCATTTGGTAGATTGAACCCACCTACCATTGGACACCAAAAACTAATAGAAAGAATTATTACAGTAGCAAAACGGGTTAAAGGCCTACCTGTGCTATATGTAAGTGCCAGTCAGGATAAAAAAAAGAATCCATTAACAGTAAAACAAAAAGTGGATTATTTAAAAAAGTTATATCCAAGAGGCATACAGATATTACCAGCAATTGGAAGTGAACGAACATTTATGGAAATATTGAAAAATAGATTTGATAAAAGATATACAGATGTTTATATGATCGCAGGAAGTGATCGAGTTGCTGAATTTAAAAGGCTAATAAAACAATATAACGGTAAAGATTATAATTTCGATACAACAGAGGTTGTAAGTGCTGGTGAAAGAGATCCAGACGCTACTGGCGCTACAGGAATGAGTGCGAGTAAGATGAGAGAGTTTGCTGCAAGAAATGACTTTACCAGTTTCAAACAAGGACTTATAAGAGGCACTAAGGAGAAAGATGCTATGAAATTATTTAAAGACTTAAAAAAGGGCATGGGAGTGAATGAAGCGATGGCACCTGAAGATGATGGATTAAGAATGATTAGAGAAAACTATCACAACAATGAAATATTTAATATGGGCGATATGGTAGAAAATAATAACAATGGAAATGTTGGTAAGATTATTAAACGAGGACCAAACTATGTGCAATATGAAATGGAAGATGGTGGTGTAGAAAAGGCATGGTTGAATGAAATCACACCAGCAAACAATATTGATACAGAATTACAAGTAGAAGATGTAGATAAAAAGAAATTAGTATTACAAAAGAATGCTAAAACATTAAAATCATTTTCATCATTTGAAGAAGAAATTAATTCTGCTAAAGATGTACAAAAAACAAATAAAGACGAAGAAGAAAAAGAACAAAAGAAGGCAGATAAACAAGATCGTAAGTTGCCAATTGAAACACCAGGTCAACCTAAGATTGCAAGTGTAGATACTTGGACACAAGGACCTGAGAACGCTAATCAAATACACACACAAAGAAAATTCAATATCAAAACACCTGGTCAAGTAAGAGACTATGCGAAGTTTGTTGATAATAGAAAATTTCAAAAGTTTGAAGAAGTTGATTTAGAAGAAAAGACAGATCCTAAATTAAAACTTAGATATATGAAAACTGTTATTGATATGCTTGATGGCACTCATGGCAAACAATTAATATCTCAAAGCGAATATGATAAACTAATGAAACTAACAAAGAAAATGAATAACCTTGAAAACCCTAGAGGTGCTTCGTCTTCAGAAAAAAGAGAGTATGAAAAATTAGTTATGAAGTATGCGAATAAACTTGGATCAAAGAAAAGAGAATATCTAGGTTATATAAAAGATATTATGAAAGAGGGATTTGATTTAGAAGAATCTTTAAGAGGTTCTTTTTCAGACAAACAATTAGCAAATCTTAAAAAAGTTTGGGCTAAAAAAACTAAGAGAGATGTAACACCTGCGATTAAGAAACTATTAAAAAATCTTGATGCTCCTACAAGAGCAGCAATTGCTAATGCTAAGATTAATGTTATATCAAAAATGGTACCAGAAGGAATTGAAGAAAAAGGTCTATGGCATAATATTCACATGAAAAGAAAGCGTGGCGAGACAATGAGAAAGAAAGGTGAGAAAGGCGCACCTACTCCTCAACAAATGGCAAGAGCCAAAGCTGCAAGTGAAGATCCAGAAGTAAGACAAGACCCAGATGTAAAAGATAAGAAAGGCACACAACCTGCTAAGTATTATTCTGGCATCAAATCTAAATCTACAAAGTCAGCGAGAGATGCTCATTTCAAAAAAGGCACAAAGATGGATGATGACAATCCTGCAGCATACAAACCAGCACCTGGTGATGCGAGTGGAGAAACAAAACCATCTAAACATACAATCGCTTTCAAAAAGAAATTTGGTGAAGATGTTCAACAAGAAATCAAAGACATCAAAGCATGGTCAGAGTTAGATGAAACAATCGAACAATACAAAGATCAATATGGCACAGAGTATCGAGTTAAACTAGATCAAACTGTATCTGAGATGTTTGATGAGTTGTTATCAGAAAACGAAGGCGTAAAGAAGAAAGCAGCTAAGTCTGGTATGCCATATGGTGTATTGATGAAAGTCTATAACAGAGGTATGGCTGCATGGAGAACAGGTCATAGACCAGGTACTACTCCACAACAATGGGGGATGGCAAGAGTTAACAGCTTCGTGACTAAATCAAGTGGTACATGGGGCAAAGCGGATTCTGATCTAGCCGCAAAAGTAAGAGGAAAATAATGAGTATGAAATCATTAAAAGAAGTAGAGCGTATAGATCATATCTGTGAAACTTGTGATCTATATGAAGATTTAGAAATAACAGAAGCAGAATATCAAGGTAAGAAAGTAAAACTAAACGATCCTATTCGTGGTGGTTCAAAGAAGTTCTATGTGTATGTAAAGAACGAAAAGGGCAATGTCGTGAAAGTGTCATTTGGTGATACAACAGGTTTATCTATCAAAAGAGATGATCCTGCAAGACGTAAATCTTTCCGTGCCAGACATAACTGTGATAATCCAGGACCAAAGTGGAAAGCGAGATATTGGTCTTGTTATCAATGGCGTGCTAATGCACCAGTAGATAATTAATCGTATAAATAGTACACGGAGAGAAAAATGAAGTATAGC